TGTGGTCCTTGAGGTCCAGTAACACCTTGTGGTCCTTGAGGTCCTGTTGCACCCTGAGGTCCTTGAGGACCTTGAGGGCCGATAATTTGTTTCGCTGAACCATCACTGTGTTTTGCAAAAATTTTCTGATCAAATGTATTGACAGCTAGTTCGCCAGTGTTCAAATTTGCGGCAGTCGGCAAACCTGTTGTAGTTTTGTAGGGAATGATTATTTTAATAGCCATTTAAAAATCTTATCTCCAAAGAGGACCTTCCATCCATGCGACTAGTGAATTTCTTTCACCACTTTCAACTTTTGTAACTCTATGCTTAACAAATGATGGGAAAACAATTATTGATCCTTGCTTCCTCAATGATTCTTGTTCTGGTGGAATTGGAACAGACAACTCAAGATTTCCACCCGTATATTCAGAAGGATTGGTTAATTGAATCACCATCGATAATTTTCTATTATAAATGTCATCTCTTTCCCAAAATATATCTTCGTGCCAGTCGTAGTGTCCATCTTCACCACTAGTGTAATTTGTAAACTGCATAGATCTCAAGTATGTCACATCTACACCAAAAGCGTTAGCATTTGCTTCATGAAACTTTCTTTCAACGAGTCTCCAAACTTCAGTGAAATCTTCATTGAAGTAATCTATCCAAGAAATTCTAGAACTTCTTATATTCTTATCGACAAGAAGTTCTCTACCTAAACGTGCTTCGATTGAAGATAACTTTTTACCTTCTTCGATAATCTCATCACAAACCTCAGCGGGAAGAAGATCTTCCCATAGTTGCCACAATCCCTTCATATAATTCACCTTTTATATATTTATGTCACCAATTTATCTTTTCTTCATCGGTTAAACTATCTATGTCTGGTATTTCAACATAAAAATCATCTGTTGTTATTGTGTCTCGACCTTCTGATCTGAGTCTAGTATTCAGGATCAACTTTTCTTTTTCTCTTATGCCATCAGGTGTCTGATACCACTCTTTCTTTGATTGTGATATCTTTTCTTTTGTCTCTGCAGATAATGGACCTCGGAATCTACTATGACAACTCTGACTACAAAAGGGTCCTTTCTTGCGATGCTCAACGTCACATTGAGGACAATTCTTTTTTCTGTAAATTGGTGGAGACATTAATTTTCAAATTATTCCTGATAATACTCAAAATCATATTCATCATATCGGTATTGTTCTATTGATTTTTCTTGAATGGTTTTTTCGCCGAAGATTCTTCTCGGATTTGAACACATGACGCAACCTGTTCTGCCACAATTTGTTGCACTATATTTTGCATATCTATGGGATTCTTCTTGATTTATGCCATGTACTTTAGCAATATTCATTTGCTTTCTGATGGCATTTTCTGTATTTAATAATCTTCTAGAATGAAGAAACTTAAAAGTATCACTTGACATCACAATCTCCTTAGTTATATGTCCAAATACCTCTCAGGATTTTCAACAGATACCCTATTGATGAAGTCAACTGCATCATTCTCATCAATAAAGTACCTGATAAAAGTCTGATCCGTATATGAAGAAACCACACTCACCAGTATATTACTATACTCATATATGGAAAATTTTATGATCCATCCAGATTTAATGATGGGCATAAAATGTTTAGTATTAGACCGAATTCTTTCCATAAGATGGGCACTCGATCTTACCAGTTCTGACGATTTCTTTTGCATTTGCTATGTTTGAATCCACAAAATTTTTAACGCTACTAGTGTATGTAGTAAAGTTGTTGTTTGAGAATTTGTCGAAACTATCTAACATATTCTTCACAAAAACGACATTCACGTCCATTGCATCAAAAATATATTTCTCTGCTTTCTGTTTCTGCTCTGTAAATGCAAATTGTTGTTGTATGAAATTGTACATTGTTATCTCCTTAGACGATAATTATTTAAATGTTGAGTTATGCTCATAATCTCTAATGTACTTTTCAACGTCAGACTGTGATGTTGGACGGCGACTAACAATGTATTTTTCTAATAAAGATTGCTGATCGACAGTAAATAGTGATAATAAAAACTTAAACATTTTTTCTCCTTGTGAGCCTCGGAATTGAGCACTCACAAGTATTTATGATGCACTGCACAATAAAATCTACAGATTCTCTTCTAAATCTTCATATTTTAATTTTGCTAAAATATAATCTTTTACAAGACTGGACCGAACAATATCAGCGGCAGTGAATTCAATTCTAGTGAATGCCGCCATATGATGAGCAATATCAAAGAATCTTAACAATCCACTCTTATCGTTGTTTTTTCTCAAATCCGTTTGACGATAATCACCACACCAGATAATCTTTGAACGATATCCAACACGAGTCATTACTGTATCAATCTCTTCAAAATTCATATTCTGCATCTCATCTACAATAATGATAGCATCATCAAAACTCATACCACGAATGAATGAAGTACTGATAAATTGAATGTATCCTTGCTCTTCAAGTCGCTGATACGCATCTTCTCTACCAAACAAAGTGTGACAGATTTGACGGTATGGTTGTTGATAGATTTCCATCTTTTCACCAACATCACCAGGTAGATGACCCATCTCTCTCGATTGAACTGCAGAGCGAACAATTATAATTTTATGAAAAGGATTAGATTTATCTAAAACTTCCTCTAATGCTTTATAGACTGCTATAAATGTTTTACCTGTGCCAGCAACACCATGTAGAGCAATAAAATAATCTTGCCTCTTATATGCCTCAAAATATTTTTTTTGATTTTCAGTTAAGGGATCAAAAGTTTTGAGATCGTCAATACGAATTTTTAATCCGTTACTGACCCTAGTAGTTTTGATTTCACTATCTGTATTTGCAGTGTTTCTTCGTGCCATTTATGCTCCAATTTTGTTCAATACGTGGGCTTTATGTATTTTACAACTTACCCATGCGTTATAATATTCTTCCTTCAATAAAGCATCTCTAAGGAATATTTCTTTCGTTTCTCTATATGAACATTCAGATTTAGTTTTACATAGGTATAGAATTTCTCTTGTGAAGTTTTCTTTCCCTAATAATTCTACATCCGTTTTAAGTTGTTCAGATGAAGACCAATAGGTTTGCCAATCCGAAGACTTGCGAATCTTTTTGATTTTTCCATTAGTTTGTTTTCTACCAGACTTGGTAAAGAATTTCTTACCAATATATTTTCTATTATTGGTAAGATTGATGATCTCATATACGAATCCATAATTGTTTTCAATTAAACCTTCTTCGAATGCGTGTTGACGATAAATCCAATCAGATGTCATCATCTTCAAAATTCGCATCATCAAGAAATAACATCTCAGCGCAAAACGGACAAAAAATTGGATCCGATTCGCAAACTTCTTCGTCATATTTTATACCAAAAGAATTATCACAATTTTCACATGTGTGTTTTACTATAGTCATATACAGTACCTCCTTGATACTATATATGACTTTTAATTCTCAGGTCCCCATTTACCTAAAGGACATTCTGTAGACTTAACTTGAGTTTTAGTCCAAATAGGACAAAGGCACTCTGAACAAGTTCTAACATTAAAATAAAACTTTTGACTGTCGCAAGTTTTACATATATCCCTTCTAGTCTCAACAAAATCTTTTTCTACGCTTTGCCCCATACATCGTCCCATGATCCAGTTAATGCACCCTTAGAATAATCTGTTGAACGATTCTCAAAGAAGTTTGTATGAATTGGACTATTGATCATCTCTTCAACCCAAGGTAAAGGATTTCTTTTAACTTTAAAGATACCTTTCATGCCAAGACCAATCAATCTACGATCAGCAATGTAACGAATGTATTGCTTCACATCTGCGGCAGTTAAGTTCTCCATTTCATTGACACCGAAAGCCAAGTCAATAAACTTATCTTCGAGTTCAACCATCTTCTCTGCGATTGAGTATATACTTTCTTTAAGTTCATCATTCCAAATTTCGTTGTTTTCTTTGATGTATGTCTTAAACAGTTTCATCATTGATTCGGCATGCATTGTCTCATCAACAATAGACCATGTGACAATCTGACCCATGCCTTTCATCTTGCCGTGGCGTGGAAAGTTCAGCAACATAATGAAACTTGAGAATAACTGCATACCTTCAGTAAATGCTGAGAATACAGCAATATGTCGTGCTGTGTTTTCTTTTGTGCCATTGTTGCCTGAAATTTCAAGCACATAATCATGTTTCTCTTTCATTTCTTGATATGCTAGAAATTCATTGTATGTAACATCAGGCAAGCCAAGAGTCTCAATCAGATGTGAGTATGCGGCAATGTGTAATGCTTCACGTGCCGCAAAGCCCAACAACATCATACGAACTTCTGGTTGTGGAAAATAGGGCAAGTAGTTCTTAACATAACCACCAGCAACATCAATGTCACCCTGTGTGAAGAAACGAAAAATATTAGTGAGAAATGATTTTTCACCTACAGTTAATTTTTTCTTCCAATCTTTTACATCTTCTAACATAGGTACTTCTGAATGTAACCAGTGACTTTGTTCGTGTTGTAACCATGCGTCATAGCACCATGGATAATTGAATGGCTTAAATGCAGTTCGTTCATCTGTCAGTGTTAATTTTTTATTTACCATTTTTATTTTTCGTCCGTAATTAGAATAATTGCTTTTAAGTTTTCGTCATATCTTGCGTTTATCACCTGTTGATATCCTTCAGGTGTCCATGTTAGTACTGGCATGGATTTACATGATTTCACCAACATACCACTTTTCTTATCTGAATTCAATACCCACAAATTGCGGATATGTTGGAAAATATCATATGCGTCCATGGCTACCCTTCACATGCAATGCAGTCATTACCCTGAACAATTTCTGACATGTCCAGTTCTTTAATAACTTCACGTT